ACCGGCTGCCAGCCGAGTGGGTGCCATGCGACGGATGCGGCTTCGATGCCGCTGCAGACTGAGAGGTACTTCAATCGGAATCCTCCGCGCTGTGCCAGTCGCGCTGGCGCTTAAGGAACGTCGGCCACTTGAGCTCGTCCACCCAGCTGCGATCGTCGATCAGCACTTGGTTGGTGGGCTGCGCCGTGAACCGGCCGTTGTCGAGCTGCAGGAAGTAGAACTCCTTGCTCTGCGACGGCGAGGCGCTGAACGCATCGCCGACCGGCGCGAGCGTGAAGAGGTACATGCCGGCGTGCTCGGCGCCGTCCTGCAGCCGCACCCTCGCATTCATGGAGGAGAGATACGGATATTCGAGGGTCGTGAACTGCCACCCGTAGGCGTCCCAGGTCGCGGCCTGCCACGGCTCCCAGGGCGGGGCGTCCTTGACCGCGGCGAGCTGATGCAGCGGCACGTTGCGGTACACGGCGCCGCACTCGAGCAGCACATGGCAGCCGAACGCGCGGCCGGGCCACGAGGTCAGCCCGAACCACACCCCGCGCAGCCAGTCGTGCTGGCCGATCGCGTTGGGCTCGACCCAGATGTACCTGTGGGCGGGCAGCGCACCCGAGTGCGTGTAGAGCGTCATCGGTTCCGCAGCCTCGCAAGACCGCGCTCGCCGAACAACTGCCGCACCATCCCCGCAAGGTGCGGGTTGCCGATGACCTCCTTCGGGTCTGCGTCGCGGATTGCAGCAGCCGCCGCGTCTTTCAGGCGCTCCATCGCGTCCGCATCCGGCTCGCGCATGGTCAGCCGTGCAAGGTACGCCTCGCAGAGCTTCAACCTGTGGATAGGGGTCGGCTCCTGCTTGCCCCACACTCGAGCGGACCACTCGTCCTGTTCTGCGTGACGGGCGATGTCGGCGGCTTTCTGCTTGTCGGTCTTCTCGACCTTCTCGCCGGGGCGCAGCGCAGCCTTCTTGATCTCGAACAGGCCTTGCCACTGGTTCGCGATGGACTGGTCCACGACCGCCGCTTGGTCAGCGCCGAAGCGGGCAAGCTTGAGCTTCATCGCGTGTTCGCTGATCGGCTTGATGGGCTTGCGGATGGCCTTCCTGAAGGCGACCCATCTCTCCCACGATGCTTCATCGAGTTCGTTCATGTGTGTTTCCTCCAATCGGTTGTGTTCCAGTTTCCTTTGCCGTGATTGCACTCGCTGCAAAGGATTTGCAAGTTTTCTGGGTCGAGCGCAAGTTCGGGATGCGTAAGGCGTGGCTTGATATGGTCTACGTTCATCACCGCACCAGTCTGCGGCGTTGCGCCGCAGCACATGCAGCGCGGGCCGTACTTAACAAGAACCTGCATGCGCACTTTGCGCCACTCGTATGTCTCTAGAAAATCGCGAGTCGAGCAAAAATCGGTTTTTTTTCTTTCAGTCCTTGATGGCCCTTTCGATTTTCTTTTTTTCGGTGCTTTCACAGATTCACGGGTGAATTGCCGCATAACTTGTTTGTGTGCATCCAAGTAAGCCGCATCACTTTCATCTAAAGTTTTCTGCCTAGCGCCTTGGGCTCGCTGCAACCATTCCACGGCGAGCTTGATTGGCGACTCGCCTTTCGACAAATTCTGACCACGCACGGCCCGAAGATATGCCGAGGTCATGATGATTCTATGAGTATGATTCCCCACTCTTAATCCCCCATGCTCGGAACCCAGAGAAAACCCCCCTAACCCCCACAGCATGTGAAGGTGTCGAGAGGTTCCGGTTATGCCCGTGTACCCGTCGATATAACCCGCCTCGGCAATTTAACCAGCCCAAGGTCGTGGCTTGCGCCAACCGGAATTGCACCGGCCCCGCTGGCGACAGATTTGGCCCATGTCGAGGGGCTATGCGATGGAGTGATTGACAGACCTTTTCCCCCGGTCTATCGTCACGACACCTCGATACGCATCCCGAGAGTAGGGCCCTCCCCCCGCCCGCGTCAAGCCCCCGAAAGGGGGTTTGTCGTTTCTGGCCTCCTCCACGGCCTCGCAGATCACCGCCGCCACGCCGCGCACCCACCGTCTACGCCGAGCCATCACCCGCGCCACCTCTCGGCGACTCTCCAGGTGAGCCCGGTAGTAAGCCCGATGGTACGCAGCGCGGCTCATGGGCTGTCCGGCGTAGGCCGCAGCCCAGCCTCGATCTTGCGAATCAGCCGCCGAGTGCTGCGCGACTGGTCCTCTTCCTTGAGCTCGGCCACAACCTCACCGGCAAGCTCACGCAACGCATACCGCTCCGGCACGCCAACACGCGCCCACTTCGATACCGCTGCCCGCGTGACACCGAACCGCCGCGCAATGGCGCTTTGGTTGCCGTACTTCTTGACAAGTTCATCGACAGTCATAAGACCTCCGTTGTTAACGACCGGAAGCATACGGCAAAAAAAAGATGGATACAAGTGTTGACATAGCTACCGGAGCCGGTTTAGGATTCACCCGTCGATTACACACACACAGGGGAATTGACCATGAGATACCGACCCATCCCGTCCCATCTGCCCCCCGCCATCCGCTGGGGCATGACCGCAGGCCAGTGCCGCGCCGGTCGCGATCAGGCGATGCGCTTCGCCCGCCAGAACCCGAAGATGACGGCTTACGTCACGATGGCCCGCAACCAGCAGCGCATGATGCTGATGGCCATGCGCATGGCCCGCGAGGTGCAGTCATGAGCGGCTTGGATAAATTCGCACTCGCATGTCAGGCAGCGTTCTGGGACAGAATCCAGAACAATCAGCCGATCGCAGACGAGTACAACTTCGGCGACCAGTGGCGAGCATTGGTCGAGACCCGCACGATGGAGGCTGCTAAGGCCGCAGACTTCAAAGTGCATATCGCTCGACTTGGCGTGGACGATGATGGGGATGCCGCTGACGCTCTCGACGAAATGCAGAAGCAAACCTTCTCCGTAATCCACGACCTGAAGCGCAAGGTGGCCGCATGAGCGCCTTCGACGTCGTATACGTCACGGTCGTGACCATCGGCATGGCGCTGTTCTTCGGTGCCATCGTGGTTTGGATGTTCACCCGCCCTGCGCCGTGGAAGCGTCGGCGTGAGCGCCTGCCGAACCCCGCCTGGAGAGCCCGCGTCTACCAGCCCCACCACCACAGCCGCTGGTGGGTGTGATGGAAGACGACGATACCTGGTGGCACCAGCTCGACCTCGAGATGCAGGAGCGCGAGGAAGAGGAACGCATCGCAGCCTGCAACACCGCTTTATCCCTACTGACACAGGAACACACGCATGAACCAGTCTGAATCTATCGCCGCCCTCGCCGCTGCTCTGTCCAAGGCGCAGGCCGACATCACCGGAGCCTTGAAGGACAGCGCGAACCCGTTCTTCAAGTCAAAGTACGCGGACCTCGCGTCCTGCTGGGACGCCTGCCGCAAGCAGCTCGCCGCCAACGACCTCGCCGTCATCCAGACGACCGAGATCGGCGAGAGCGGGGCCATCCTCGTGACCACCCTCGCGCACTCGTCCGGGGAATGGATGCGCGGGTACCTGCCCATCCTGACCAAGGACGCCGGTCCGCAGGGGCAGGGCTCTGGCATCACCTACGCCCGCCGCTACGCCCTCGCTGCCATAGTGGGCCTTGCCCAGATCGACGACGATGCCGAGGCGGCGCAGGCCCGTGGCAAGCCCGAGGCCAAGCCCGACCCCGACCTTGCCAAGAAGGTGGCCGAGTGCCAGACCCTCGCCGACCTCACCGCCCTGTTCAAGGGGCTGACCGAGGCGCAGCGTCAGGCGTCCTCCGGCATCTTCGCCGCCCGCAAGAAGGAGCTCGGCTGATGGAGCAGCGCACCCCCGAATGGTTCGCCAAGCGGCTCGGGCTCGTGACCGCCAGCCGGATAGCCGACGTCATGGCGAAGACCAAGACCGGCGCGTCGGCCTCCCGCAGCGGGTACATGGCCGAACTCCTGACGGAACGCCTCACGGGACAGCCCACGGAGGGCTATAAGAGCCCCGCCATGGACAGGGGCATCGAGCTAGAGCCCGTCGCCAGAGCCGCCTACGAGGCGCGAGAGGGCGTCCTCGTGGATGAGGTGGACTTCGTGCGCCACCCCATCCTCGAGGCCGGGGCGTCCCCGGACGGGCTGGTCGGGGAGGACGGCTGCATCGAGATCAAGTGTCCGAACACCTCCACGATGCTTGAGTACATCGAGGACCGCTCCGTCCCCCGCAAGTACCTCCTGCAGATGCAGTGGCAGATGGCCTGCACCGGTCGCAACTGGTGCGACTTCGTGGCCTTCGATGACCGCCTGCCGGAGCACCTGCGGCTGCTCGTCATCCGAGTCCCGCGAGACGAGGGTGTCATCGCCGAGATCGCGGGCGAGGTCGGGCGGTTCCTGACCGAGCTGCGGGACCGGGTCGAACACCTGCAGACGGTGCGCCTGTGACCCTCGTCACCGGGTACTTCATCCAGCGCGAGGGCTGGGGCGGGTGGGAGGACGTACCGGCGCACGTTCTGGAACACGTCGGCCACAAGCCGAACCCCTACCTTGACATCAACCACGCACAGGCCGCGCTAGACGCAGCCGAGGCTTTCGGCGACGAGAGACACCGTCTCGTCGGTCGCCCCGTTTCCATCAACCAGGAGTAATCCATGCCCTTCGACCGCACCAACACCGGCACCCTTCGTCGCAACGACCGCAAGCAGAAGGACACCCATCCCGACTTCACCGGGGACCTGAACATCAACGGCACCGAGTTCTGGCTTTCGGGCTGGATCAAGACTGCCGGGGAGAACGCCAAGAACCCGGGCCAGAAGTTCTTCAGCCTCGCGGTCAAGCCGAAGGAGGAGCAGCGGGCCAAGACTATGGCCGAGCAGAACCCCGAGAAGTTTGCCGACGATGAGGATTTGCCGTTTTGAGCTCGGCAGACCAAGAAGATTGGCGAACCGTCCGCTCCCTGCCGAATGTGGAAGTTTCCTCGTTCGGCAGGGTTAGGGCGGCGAAGAAGACAATCCCTATGCCGAGAGGAGGATTCCGCGTGTGCGCAAGCGATGGGAGTTTGGGGTCATGGGATGGCAGTCGGTATCTGTACGTCCTCCATCGTCGGACGTACAAGGTTGCTCGCTTGGTTTGCGAAGCGTTCAACGGCCCCTCGCTGCCCGGCCAAGTTTGCATGCACTTGGACGAGAACGCACGCAACAACCGGCCTGAGAACCTTCGGTGGGGAACGCAGCGCGAAAACCTGAACGCACCGGGGTTCTTGGCTTACTGCCGTTCTCGCGTAGGAGAAAAAAGCCCTGTAGTGATAGGCAAAAAACTTCGGCAGGCAGTCTGATGAACCGCATCTTCCCCAAAGGCACCACCCCTGACCAGATCGCTTCGGCGATCTCGGTCATGGTGCGGTGGCTCGACCCAGCGAAGTCTTGGAAGGTCACGCTGGAGGAGTTCAAGCCCCGGCGATCGGACATGCAGAACGCTTTCCTCTGGGGCGTCGTCTACCCGTCCATCCTTGAGGGCGGCGGGGAGGCTCTGGCAGGCTGGCAGAAGGACGACCTGCACGAGTTCATGCTCGGTGAGCACTTCGGCTGGGAGACGCTCACGCTCGGCGGCAAGACCGTACACAAGCCGGTGCGCCGCTCGTCCCGACTCAACAAGCAGGACTTCTCCGACTACCTCGAGTTCCTATCCCGCCGCGCCGCAGAGCTCGGCATCGTGATACCCGAACCGTCCTATGGAGACACACCATGACGCAGACAGAACAGATCCGCGCCCACCTAGTATCGGGCCGCGATATTACCCCCCTCGAAGCACTCGACCAGTACGGGTGCTTCCGGCTCGCCGCCCGGGTCGCCGACCTTCGCGCCGAAGGCCTCGACGTGCAGACCGTGACCGAGGAGCGCAACGGCAAGCGGTATGCACGGTACCGGCTCGTCGGGCAGCTCGAGCTCGTATGAGCATGAAACGCTTCCTCTCCCTCGGCGCTGGCGTTCAGAGCAGCACCCTCGCGCTGATGATCGCGCACGGCGAACTCGACCCCGTAGACGCTGCCATTTTCGCGGATACCCAATGGGAGCCGCGCAAGGTGTACGAGTGGTTGGACTGGCTCGACGCAGAGATTCAACGCTGCCCGTACCCGTTCCCGGTGTATCGGGTGACGAAAGGAAGCCTGCGCGATGCGGCGCTTACTAGCAAGAACACCAGCGGCGGCAAATTCGCCGCGATTCCGTGGCACATGGAAATGTTAAACGGCGACCGGGCGATGGGGCGGCGGCAATGCACCGCCGAATTCAAAATCGGCCCGCTGACCAAAAAGACCCGCGAACTGGTCGGACTGGTTCCGCGCCAAAGGGCAAAGGGCATCCTCTGCGAAACCTTTATCGGCATCAGCACCGACGAGGCGTTGCGGATGAAACCGTCGCAGGAAGCGTGGAAGGTTCACCGCTGGCCTCTTATCGAAAAGGGCATGGCGCGGCATGACTGCCTCAACTGGATGGAGCGCAAAGGCTACCCGCTGCCGCCGAAGTCATCCTGCATCGGATGCCCGTATCACTCCGACCACGAATGGCGGGCGGTCAAGGCTGACCCCGAGGCATGGGCAGATGCGGTGGAAATTGACCGCATCATCCGCGAACCGGCACGGGGTATGCGAGGGCGGCAGTTTATGCACCGTTCATGCGTCCCGCTTGACCAAGTAGACCTGTCCACCGCCGCCGATCACGGGCAGGTCGACCTATTCAACAACGAATGCGAGGGGATGTGCGGGGTATGAATCTACGCAAACAGGCGCGAGGCCGGGGCTGCACCGTGCGGCTTCCCGGAGTGTGCAACCACAACTCCGAGACGGTCGTCCTGGCACACATCCGCATGGCCGGGGTCTCCGGCATGGGGATGAAGGCCGACGACCTGCTTGGGGCGTGGGCCTGCTCTGCCTGCCACGATGCCATCGATCGCCGGTCCCACCCCGAGCTCGAGCGCGACTATGTGCGGCTCGCCCACCTTGAGGGCATGGTCCGCACCATCGCGCAGTTACGCTCCGAGGACCTCGTCTGACTTACGGCCCAGCGTCTCGCCACGCACCGCCGCTGTAGAAGTACAGCTTGTTGTTCGTGGTGTTGACCACGATCGGGGCCATGCCCGTGATGGCAGTCGGCGTACCCGTAGGCGTACCCGCGCAGGTCGGCACATACAAGAAGCCGTTGGTCGCGGTCGTGGCGAGGGCGGCAGATGCGCCTGCTACGATGTTGCTATCGCTGGTGACTCGCATGACCTCCGAACCAGCCACGCGCCAGGAATAGGAAGGCAGTCCGCTTGACGCGGTAACATCCCACCCCCAGACACCGGCAGCGTCGTCGAGGAACATCGACCCGCGCCGGTTGTTCGCGCCGTCGTTCACATGGAGCGAGTAGCCGATGACGGCGTTGTTCGTGTCGGACTGCAGGTAGACGCCCTTATTGAGCGAGGGCGTCGTGCCGAGGCTGCCGCCGACTCCGAGGTTGGTGCCGTTGAAGGACAGCGCGGCTCCGCTCGTCGTCTCCTTCGAGGCGTTGAGGTACACCACGCTGTTGGCTGTGCCACCGGAGAGAGTGGCCGACAACATCGGCACGGCCCTTCCAGCCGTGAGATCGTTGATCGGCACCTTGACCGTGCTGCCGCTTTGGACGATGGGCAGCGTTTCGGTTCCGGCGACAGGAGTGGTCGCGCTTGTGAGCTGAGATATCTTTTTGTCTGCCATGATGGTTTGATCCTATGCTTATGAAGCCCAGCGATTGAACACGACACGATTGCCAGATGCCGCAGCCTTTCCTGCCGGGATCGCGGCAATCGTGAATGTCGAGCCAGACAAACTTGAGATCGCAGACCAATGCGTCGTCAAGTCATCCAACAGAATCCCGCAGATGTCGCTGTTTGCGATCGACCCCGCCGCAGCCACGGTCACCGAAGTGCCGCCTGCCGACAGCGCACCGTTCAGGTTCGTCTCGAACTGGTACGACACCCAGCGCATCACCTTCGCGGTCTTGTCCCAGACCGTGAAGTTGAGAGGCACATAGCCCCTGGTCGGAGCGCCATCCACCACCGGCAAGGAGAACGATGTCCTTGCAGCGTTTTCGGTCGGGCCTCGCTGCAAGGCTTGCGTGTAGATCGACGCGCCGAGCGCCTTGATGAGCCCGCCGACGCTTTGGATCATGCCGACCCTGATGAACTTGACCTCGCTGCGAACGATTGCACCAGGCAACAGAGCGGATGCCGCCAAGCCGGTGCCGACCGTATAACTGCCATAGGTGGTGTTAAATGTCGTGAGGTTTGGCTGGCTGTAAAAAGCCCCGCCGCTGCCTTCGCTGACCAGCGGCTTCTGGTTCTCGTCCAGAACCCAGACGATCGGGCGGACAAGATTGCCAGCATAGTCTGCGTCCCAATACACCACATCGCCGAGCTTGACCGGGATTGCATCGGAGACGGCGATAAGCTCAAAGGTCGGCGCGCTGAATCCGGCTAGCGACGGAGTGATGACGGCTGGCGACAGATTGGTCAATCCGTTGGCCGATGCGCCGATGCGCTGGTCTGGCGAGCCGGAAGACGTGGCCGTGCCGACGATCATGCTGTTGGCATTGACCGAGATGATCGGGGTCTTGTTGAACTGCATGGCCGCCTCGGAGGTGACCATGTTTCCTTCGCCAGAATCCGACACCGCGACAGGGATCAAGAATTGGGAATATGGGTTCCCGGCACCGGACCACGAACCGATGA